ATTTAGAAGTTGCCGCTCAGCCTGATGATGAATAACGAGATCGTTCACGTTCACGCCGGGATTCGCTTGAGCATACCCTTTCCTGTAGTCATTTGTAATCGCTTCGCCGAACTTTGCGCCGGGGATATCCACGCGGTCCGGATCTCTGGCGAATAGGCCCCCTGCCACCTCAGCTATCATCTTACGGTCCAGCTTTGACTTCCGAGGCGAGCGGGCTGTCTGGCGTCCGCCCCGCGTGGGACTGGACGTCGACACGTGAGAGAAGGCGTCAGGGTCAGAGACCGGAAGTTCTCGGGCGGCGCCACGCGACTTCGTGAGTTGCTCAGAAAAGTCCTCCGGCTGAGGCTTTGCTATCGGAATGCCCTCATCGCCATATAGCGAGTCAACTGGATTGAGGGCAGGCTCGGAAGTTGGCATCTTGGCCACTGCCGAATTGCCGATGGATCGTTCCGCTTGCGCTGCCGCTTGGGAACCGACCGCCTCAACTGCGCGCGGTACTGCACGTTCAATAAGTCGCCCAACCCCGGGTACCGGTATCGCCCAGCTCAATGCGTCACCGCCCTGACGCATCATCACCTTTTCGGTGCTGTTCGCTGGCTCGTAGTAACCTTGGCCGAAATCGGGACGCTCGGTTGATCCAAGGGAAACAACGTAGCCAGCCCCTTTGATCAATTTGCCGGCGAGTATGCCGGCATTCGCAGTCTTCTTGCCAATGGCCTTGGCGTCCGCTTGAAACACCTCGCTCGGAGAAAGGCCCGGCTTACCGCCCGGCAGGATGCCGCCCAGGCCGGCCTGATCCAATTCCCGGACCAGAGCTGCCTGCGCGACGGCACCTTTCGTATGCCGGAACAACTCGCTCACCTTTGCGTAGTTGTCCATTAAGTCCATACTTCCACTGTCGCGATCTTGGGTGAGCTTGAGCAGCCTCGATAACGGCACGGGCTGTAGATTTTCATCGTTAATACCCAATGCTTTTTGCTGGGCGATAGACAGCTCTATTGTCCTGTCATACGTGTCTTGGTCGTAATCCCCTGGATCAGAAGGTCCATTGCCAAATACAGTCTTCCAGCGCGACGAGATTTCTGGAGACAAATCGCTGACGTAACCGCCAGAGTCGACACGTCTCATCTCCAGGACCAGTTTTCCCGCGATGGCCGGCGCCGTCGGCGGGCGAATGGGCGACGGCATCGGCCTCGGCCTGGGCGAGCTCCCCGTTCAGCCGGCGCGCGGCGATCTCGGTGTCGAAGGCCTGCTGCTGCGCCTTGCGCTGCGCGTAGCGCTCGGCGGCGGCCTGCCACCGGTCGCCGAGTTGCCGCATCGCCTCGCCGACCGGCGAGGAGTCTGGATATTGCACCGCATTGCGGTATCGAGCCGGCGCTCGCCGACAAAAAGAGGAATGATGTGGACCATCTCAGTAGAGCCCCGTGTAGCCGCCGATGATGGCCCTGCTCGCTCGAGGCGAGAGCGACGACCCGCCGAAGGTCACGGACTTGGCCGGATCGTAGAGGCCCGACAGACCGTCGATGAGGCTGCCGCCAGCCTTGAAGATAGAGGTCGTCATCGCCTGCTTGCCCTGGAAGCGCGATATGGCGGCCTGGGTGTTGAGGTTGTTCTGGCGTATCTTCGAGCCGTATTGGATCGCATCGAGATCGACCTGACCCTGCCGGGCGTTCGCCGCGAGCACCTCGGTCGGTGACCCCGCTATGCCGACTCCGGAAGCGCCCGCCTGGGCGCGCGCCTGGGCTTCGAGCAGGTCCTGCTTGCGGCGTTCCTGTCTCTGCTCGAAGGCGGCGCTTTGCGCTTCCGCCTGCGCCTGCTGCTCGTAAGCCTTGGCCTGGTAGTTGGCCAATTGCTGCTGCTGCGCGCCCTGCATCAGGGCGCCGCCGACCGAAATGGCCGTTCCGAGTAGAGCTAACGTGCACATGGTTCAGCCTCGCAGGGTCTTGGGTTTCTTGGTTGCGCCCGCGACAGGCGCGCGGAGCGCCGGGCGCGGGTCGAGTGCGCCGCCAGAGTTCATCAGCGAAAGGAGTTGCCGGTCGGCCGCGAGGCCGGCGCGGCTGAGGCGCGCTGGAGGCGCCGCGCGCGGGCCGGCCATGGCGGCGCGGCGGGTGGCGGCGAGGCTCACTTTCAGGCGCGGCAGGCCGGCGGCGTCGAACAGGCCGTTGGCGGTGGCGATGGCGCGCGACAGCGCATCGGCCTCGAACAATTCCTCGCGCAATTCCTCGACCAGGCGGCGGGCGGCGCGCCAGCGGGAACCGAGCAGTGCCGCCTTGCCTTCGATCTCCTCGGCCAGCGCCGCGATGTCCGCGCGGGCCTCGCTCTCCGCAGCCGCGGCTTGGCGGCTGCCGGCGGCGGCGATTGTTCGTTCCAGCAACGCGATGCTGTCGTTGCAGTCGTCGAGCGCGGCCCGCGCGGAGGCGAGATCGCCATCGCCGAGAATGGCGCGGTCTTCCGCTTGCTTGAGGTTCTGCCGGTTTGCGACGGCTTGGCTGAGATAGGTGTCGAGCAGAGCAATGACCGCTGCGAAATCCGCAGCCGTCCGCGCCCTGCCGAGAGCTTCGGCATGGGATGTCATGAGTGGGTTCCTTGGTGGGATTGGTAATCTCCCCCCTCGAGGGGGAGATTTAAGGTTCCGCGTCGAACACAGGCGTGAACGCCCGGATCGTGCAGGGCGTGGGGTTGACGTGGCGGATTTTCACCCTGCCCTGCCCTTCCCAGCTGTCGTCGATCGGCACCTCGACATTGCCGGTGTAGAGCTTGGCCTTGCCGTCGGGCGCGACGATCGAGGGCATGCGCACGGCCTCCCAGCGGCCGCGCATGAAGGACTGGACCTGAAGCCCCGTCGTGTCGGTCTCGAGCAGCGACAGGATGAGCTTCGCCACTTTCTTGCGGCGGCCGATCAGCGAGCCGTCCTGGCCGCCGACATCGAGCTCCAGCGTGTCGGCCTGCGCCTGGAAGGCAAGTCCGACCTGCCATTTGGCGGCGGTTGCGCCGCCAGGCAGCGTCACCTGACCGGACGCGACGGTGAGATCGTGAAAAACCTTGCCGTCGGCTAACACGTCGACTTTCTTGCCATCGAGGTGGCCGAGGCCGGAGACGACGTTGACCGCGGCGCCGGAATAGGTCAGCCCGCAATCGACCTGGAAGGCGTCTTCCAACGCGCCGTATTCGAAGGGCGTCTGCATCACCTCGATGTAGCGTTTGGTCACGCCGCCGATGGTACGCCTGACGATCAGCCAGATGTCGTCGACGCCGTTCTGTCCGGGCGTGACCACCGCGCTCTCGACGAGCGCCCAATCGGAGCTGGAAAACGTTCCGCCGATGCGATGGCGGTGCATGCCGCGAACTTCCTGGCTCGGCTGGTGCGTGTATCCCCCAAGCTCTCCGTTATCCAGCGGAAACCAAAGGATTGGGTCCGGGTCCGTCTGGTAGGCGAGCTCTACGACACCTTTCTTCGGGATGTGCTCCGATATCTGGCCGATGTCGTCGGATTGATAACGGGTGGTCTGCACCTGCGTCAGCTCCGCGATCGAACGGCGCGAGCGCGTAACATAGAGGAAGGACTGGCCGGCATCGACCGGGCGGATGCGGGCGCAACCGAAGGTGCGCGAGCGGCGGTTCTTGAACGAGGAAGGCGTCAGCGCCTCGTCTAGGCCGGATCCCGACAGCGCGCGGATGCCGCCCGATGTGCCGATCAGAAGCGCGCCGTCGGAATCGGCGATCCAGACGATGTCGTTGGCCTGGCCGCCGCCGGCCTGGATGAATTCCAGCGCATCGTCGTCCTTCTCGCCGAGCGCGAAATTGTCGAAGTCGCCGGTGACCGATGCATAGACCGAAAAGCGCCGGCTGAAGGCCAGCCGCTCCTCGTAGAGCGATCCCGATTCCACATATTTTCCCGGCACGAACGTGCCGAGACGCCAGCGGGTGATCGGCGTGAGGTCCGGCAGCGAATGTCCGTAGAGCCTGATGGTGACAACGGTGGTGCTGACGACGCTCGCGATCTTCGCCCAGCGCCAGATGCCGTCCGAGCCCAGCAGCCGGATCGCGCGCCCGACATCGGTCGATTGGAAGCCTGCTGCGTCATTGACGCCGAGCGTCGATGACGCAGTGAGACTGAACGGCGTCATGCTGTCGCCGGCCTCGTGCCAGCCCATACGATGGATGGCGCTGTCGTTCTGGTTGCTGTCGTTCGATGCCGACCAGTTCAGGCGATAGGATTGGAACGCGATCTTGTTAGCGCATTCGTAGAACCGACGCTCACTTCTGGACCATCCGCTTTCGGCTGACCGGGTGTCGATAACGACCCAGTTGCTGCCGTCGTAGCCCTCGAAGGTCCACGATATGGGCGTATACTCGGGATTGCCGGCCACAGCCGCGATCCAGTAGGCATCGCAGACTTTCGTGGCCGACCCGGAAAAGTCATAAGCAAGCCAGCCGTTGCCGTGATCCGGGTCATAAAAGTCGCTCGCGCCACTGCTGAACGGTCCCCATTCATTGCCGACGGAATAGGCGCCCGAAACCGTGCCGCTTGGCGTGGTCAGGCCGGTCATGATCGGATGGACGGCGCCGGTTTGCGCCGGTGTCATCGTCGTTCCGGTATCGTTGATGTCGTCGTATGGCCCATCCAGAAACTGGAAATCGGCCAGCGTCCAGGTGGTGTGCGCCTCGCGCGTCAGTACCTTAGGCGGATAGTTCCGATGCGTGATCCACATCTGGTCGGCCGACTGCACATAGGCAAGCTCGAAAAGATCCGCCTCGAGATAGGGCGAGGCGATCTCGACCGTGCCGACGCGCGCGCTATAGGCGTAGACGCGGATATACTGATCGCCGAATTCCAGGCAGTAGGCCTGATCGGAGGAGAAGATGAAGGGAATGCCGCGGGTCTTCTTGGCCGAGTTCTTCACCTCGTTGACGAAGTAGGTGCCGCCACGGGCGCGGATGCCGCCATGCGGAAGCGTCACGAAGTTCTCGCATTTTGCGAGCGCCGCGCGATAGAGCTCGAGCGAGGCGCGCGAGTGGAGCCTCGGCGAGATCTCGCCGCGGGTGAAGACGTCCTGGACCGGATAGAGCGCAGTCATCAACGAAGACTCCGGAAATCGCCGCGCCTGGTCGCCCAGGCGCCGGCATAGAGCCGGCCGCCACGCTGGATGGCGTCGGCGCTGAAGGCCGCGTCAAGCGCGCGGTCGTAGGCCGCCCGGGCGATATCGATCATGCCGGCCTTGTGGGTCAGCGGATGCACTGTTTTGATCGCCAGCGCCGCCACGAGCACTTCGGTGAACAGCGCGTCCCAGTCGTTCGGGTCGGTCAGATTGGCGATGTAGCGGATGGTCAGCGGCCCTGGCTGGTCGCAATAGATGAGCCCCGCCTCCTGGCGCCAGGAGATCGGCTGCCCGTCGGGCTCGCCATTGGCGGTCAGCGGCAGCGGGCGGATGCAGTCGGCCGGCAATTCGTAGACATAGTTCAACGTGCAATCGCCGGAGCCGGTGTCGGCGCCCGTAACCTGCGCCGAAAGGATGGCGAACACCCAGGCGTGCTTGGCGAGCTCGCCTTCTCGGGTGAGATCGAGGTGAAGATTGAGCAGGCGCGCCGCCTTGACGTCCTGGTCGAGACTGTCGATCGGCGCCTCGTCGAGAACGGCTAAGGCCATGTTGGCGATGTCGAGCGGGGTGATGGCCATGGGTCGGTGATCCGTGTGGGAGGTGATGCTTGGGTTCCTCGCCCCCGCAACGCGGGGGAGAGGTGTCTCGGCGAAGCCGAGAGGGAGAGGGGGACGCCCTGTGCGAAACCAGAACCGGCTGAAGACGCAGCTCTTCGCGTTTCGCGAAGGTCGCTCCCCTCTCCGGCCGCTTCGCGGCCACCTCTCCCCCACTTTCGTGGGGGCGAGGAAAACCGGGCGCCTTACGCCTCGGTCGTCTTCAGCGCGATGAAGCTCATGTTCTTCACGCTGGATGCCGTGCGGTCCCAATTCGCCGCCAGCGCCAGCTCGGCGTCGGTGGCGAACTCGCCCGCGGTGGAAGCATCAAGGAAGCGCGTGCCGGGAACATGCGCCACGAAATGCCGGCGGCCGACCATTTCGGTGACGCCGCCGCCATGGCCCTGGCGCGGCTTGCGGTCGAACTCCAGCGGGCCGCCTTCGGAATTGACCGGCAGCTCGTTCCACAGGATCGCCTTGTCCTTGAACATGAAGGCTGTGTAGACGCCCGCCGCCTGCGGGATGTCGTCGTCGACCACGCAGCGCAGCCCCATGTAATAAGGGATGAGCGGCCCGCCCTGCTCCGAGGACGGCACATAGTCGATGAGGTCGGCGAGCTTCAGCGCCTTCATCTGCTTGGAATGCATCCAGATGGTGCGGAACTTGTCGGCACGGTCGCCCATCAGGTAGGCCGCCTCGATGATGTCGGTGTCGACGATCGAGGCGCCGGTGGTGCGCACCAGGTCGCCGCCATCGTTCGCCACATTGTCGGCGAGCACGCCCTTGAGGATGCCGAGCAGGGTGAGCTTGTTGGCGCGCTGCCAGTATTCGGTCTGGCGCCGCACGATGAGCTTCTGCGGATCGTCGCCGGCCAGGATCGCGGTCAGGTCCGGAACGCCCCAGGCCTGGGCCCGCACGTTGCGGGCGGCGACCTCGCGGCGCGAGCCGATCTTCTTCATCTCGATGGAATCGGCCGGATCGTCATTGACCGGCTCGGACGGATCGTTGCCGAGGTCCTTCCAGCCGGGCATGTCGACCGAGCGGCCGCCCATCGACAGCTTCGAGGAAATGGCCGGATCGGAAAACAGGATGCCGGCCTGAAAAATTTCGAGGGACTGGACGTGCTCCTCGAACGAGTACTGGGCATAGACGGACGGAACGATCGCGTCCGCGATGCGGGTATAGGCGTCTGCCATTTGGTCTTTCCTTTGAGGTTGGTGAGATGGGGCCGGCGGCTAGAGCGGGTTGTTGGGCATCCAGAGATCCGGGTTTTCGCCCGCATCCCTGGCCAGCCGCCGGGCGCGTTGAGGGTCGCTTTTGACAAGGGCGGAGATGGCCGAGATGTTGCGCTCGCCGGCGGCGTTGCGCCGGAAGGGGTTTTGGCCCCTGGGCGCTCCGTCGGCGTCGATCGTGTCTTCGCGGAACATCGCCTCGCCGATCGCATGGAAGGCGCGGGCGATCTGCGGATCGGTCAGCGCGCCATCCGGCAGAAGGATGCCCTTCTGCTTGTAGGCGTTGACCAAGCCCAGCTTCTTCATCGCCCGGTTGGCGACCTCGAGCTTCTGGCGAAAGCCATCGCTGTCGGTCGGCCCCCAGTCGCGCACCAGCTCGTCATGGGTTCCCTCGACCGAGCGCGACAGCGCCGCCTGCTGCTGCGCCGCCTGCTCGGCCATGTAGCCGACGAAGCGGTCGTGATAGGCTTGGGCGATCTTCGGGCTGGCGCCCGCTTCCACCGCCCAGGCCTTCGAGGCATTGGCGAGCTCGTCCGAATAGGCGAAGTTCTCCGGCAGGTTTTCGGGCCGCCGGTACTCGACCTTCTCGGCCGAGGTCAGCGGACGCATCGCCTCCGGCAATCTGGAATGGAACCTGTCCCATTCCTCCTTCGGCGCGTCCTTTGACGGAACGCGCAGGCTTTCGCCCTGCTGACGCTCCAGTTCCGCATAGGATGTGAAAACCCGATCGAGGCTTTCGGCCCTGGTCCAGCCCTTGGCTTCAGCGAGCTTGCGGTTGCCTTCGGAAAGACCGTCAAACCAACTTCTGCCGGCCGCCGGGGCGGACCCGTTGTCCCCGGAAGCCGGAGGCGTCGCCAGGTTGCCCGCCGGCCGCGAAGCCACGGACCCGGCCTCTGCCAGATCTGTCATGATTGAGATTCCTTTGTTGAGAGATTCGAAGACGCAGATGGAGGAGCGCCGGCGGCGCAGCTGCCAATCTCCCCCTTGTGGGGGAGATGGCCGGCAGGCCAGAGGGGGCGCGAAGAAACGCGACCCATCGCCTTCGTCATCCTAGGGCGGAGCGAGGAGCGTAGCGACGAGCGCAGACCCTAGGATCCATGCCGTGGCGCTAAAGCGTTGAAGCGGTTAAGAATTCTGCTCCGTAGCGCTCTTCGGCGATTGTCACGGCATGGATCCTCGGGTCAAGCCCGAGGATGACGAAGTGCAGGTATGCGGCAATACGAGCATGAATACGCCGGCGGG